TGAATTGCTTGTAAGGGAGCCGATACTTGATGAATTTCAGCCCGGAATCAAAGAAGCGGATATGCGTAGATCCAACATTCTGGATCTGTCCATCAAGCATCTCCCAAGGCTGAAAGTCTTCCGTAGAGAACCGCGAAACAACAGTGCGTGTACTCTTCCGAGGATCGGCAGAATAAGCCTCAAGGAAATCAACGCCGATAGGGCTGCTTGTTTGTAAGTCCGAGATACGGACAAGGAACTGTGGGTTCTTTAGGAACACAATGGAGTTACCTCCCACCGTGTCATTCATGAAGCCGGAGGTCTCAATGTTGGTCTGTCCATCTGCGCCTAACAAAACCCCATTGGGAACCGTTATAGTTACGGTAGCGATTGCTCGCTTGCCGTTTGCCAGAACCTCATCCGTGTAGGTGAACTCATACTCATCGTTCAACTCAGTGACTGTCCCGTCTGTCTCAAGAACAAATAATGGCTGTGTCAGCTTCAGCTTCGTGGAGCCAACCGTGTCGTTGCGATAGGCGTTGTCTTCAAAGTCCATCAGGAGGACTGCCTTACTTTCACGGCTCAGGGTGAACGTAACCTCCATCTCATCCCCTGCGGAATATACGATAGTGTTGCCTAACTCGTCCGTGATAACCTCCCCAAGATTCGTGACAATGGATGTATCCACGGCAGCTATGCCGGTGGCAGGAGTGCCGGGATAAGCTTTAAGCCAACGCTCCGTATCAGGCCATTCTTCCCTATCCCAGATAACACTCATACGCCGGGATACAAGGTCTCGGATCGTATAGAAGCCTTTATCGTTTAGCGTTGATCTATCCAGACCAATCAACTGGCATGTCTCTGCTAGGATGTCGCTAAACGGAACAGCTTTCATTCGGATTAAGAGCCAAAGCCAACAGTGATCTCTTTAACTCCCCCGCTATTCACACGGCACTCAGGGTTATCCCGAAGGAACTCGTCCATAAACCCTTTGTCATTCCAGCAACCGTATCCAAGCTTCTGCCCCCAGAAGTGGTAGGCCATGACAGGAATAGTTGCGATCTTCTGTCCCAGCCCTTCTACGGACTTATGCCTCATCTGATTGAACTGAGCGTTACTCTTCGCTTCCGCAGCAGCCTGCACCTTATTGCGCTGCCATCCTGTGCGGAGTTCTTTCTCTAGTTCTGGAATGAGGTTGTCTGGAATACTAAACATAACAGGGATGCACCAAGAAAATTGTGGGAGTCTCTCCTCCCTGTCATACCACTAAGCAAGGTATCGCTTCAACTAGCTAGGGCTAGGAGCTGTAATTGAACAATCCCATTCCGAGCGGATTGCCAACAACAAGACCGGCTACAGCTTCAATACGACGACCAGGGCCACCACCGTAGTTAGGCGTCTCCTTAACCGTTGCAACGGTGCCACCGTAACGCACCTCAATCAGATCCATATTCAAGAGCAGCCCCTTGAAATTGGTCTGTGTCCAAGTGGTTCCAGATAAAGTGCCTATGAACGCTGAAGGGTGCAGACGAACCGTTCCGAAGTCGCCTTGGAATACATCCATTGACTGGATGTAAGTATCCGCAGCAGCATCGCGCTGGTAGGTCTGAACCTTGCTTGCGCCAGCGCCAGTAACCCCAACAGTGGAGGTCGTGGTAAGGGCGGTTGTTCCAAGCAAGCCGGTGAAAGCACGCTTGAGGTCGGTTCCTACGATTGCATCATACGAAGCATAGTGACCCGTCTGGTCATAGATGCTCTTCAGTAATCCCTGTACTGCCGTATCCGTAATCGCGGAGGAAGCACCCGTAAGGATACTTGCCGTAGGTGTACGGAATGCGGAAGGAATATCGCCGGGAGTAGGAGTCCCAGTCCCAGCATTCGATAGCCAGGTCTGGACAGCAGCCGTGCGATAAGCGTTGGTGCCATTGTCTGCCTGTGACACTTGGTTAGACGAGAAGGTAGCCTCCATGTCGCGCTTGATGCCAACAATCGCCTTAGCGACGTTAGCGGCAAGTTCATCACGAACTCCTGCTACTTCCGTGTTGTCCTGAGTCATCTCAGAAACACGTACTGCGCGGCGGAAGAGCTGTGCGTAGTTTGCCAACTCTGCACGGTAATTGACCGTGTAGTTGTCGTAAGAACTAACATCAGTGCCGTCCACCGTTCCCCCGAAGATAGGAGTCGGGAGACTGTCCACCTGCCACCGGAAATACATATTCCCCGGCTTGCTGCCCTTCTTTGCCATAGAGATGAAAGGAGTATCCTTTGCATCCACCAAGGCGATCATATCCATGAGGTCTTCGCGCTTACCGCGACCCGACAAGTTTGGTTCCGTTAATGCTGCCATAATATCAAACAGTTACTACGTTTTGGGGTTCAAAAGATTGGTTAAATGAATCCCCGTTGTTTCAATAATTCACTCAAGCCTCCCTTATCGGAAGGATTACGCGCAAAGGCTTGTGCGGCCCTTGTGGAGTCAGCATTCTTATTCGGGACAAGAGGCGCTTTAACACTAGGCTGAGCGGGAGCTTTCTTGATAGGAGCGGCGGTAGCGGGAGTCTTCTTCATTGCCTGATACGATTTAATACCAAGAACCAATAAACCTGCTACATGCTTCCAATCTGCCCGACGTTTTTGAATTTCAGGGAACTGCCGGATAGCTTCTTGGGCTAACCGATACTCCTCTGTCTCTGGTTTATTGTACCAAGGGAAATCCTTCACAGCTTCCGCCTCTGCGGCTTTCTGTTGCTGGATAAATTGATGTCTCGCCGGTAACTCTAACTCTTTCTGCCTTACAGCAGCCCTGCGCATCACCTTCACTTCGTCATCGGTGACATACTGCTCTGTGCCATCGGCAAGAGTAATAGTGCCCCCATTGGCGTTCTCCTCGCACCACAGGATAGCGTCTACTGCTGTGTGATACTGAGCCTGTACTTCTTCAAGTGTATTCAGTTTCTCAACTGCACTAGAGACATCCGGCCTAGAAGCAATAGGAGAAGCTTTCGCGGCTTCTAGTTCTTGCTTCAGTGTTTGGAGTTGTGCTTTATGCGCTTCAACTTCTGCAAGTGCCGCCTTCTTGGCAGACACTAACTTGTTAATGCGTTTCTGTACGCCCCTTGTAAGGGTGCTTTCTTCAACGTCATCCTCTTCTTCAAGAGATTGAGCGGGATCTTCTGCAATGTCTTCTTCAGCAGAATCGTCTGCCTTAGGTTCCTCTGCGTCTTCTCCCTCGTTTTGCTCCTCTAAGGATGGAGCCTCCTCCTTCTCGTCAAGGAAGTTGCGAGACTTAACAAGGTCTATTAGCCTTGCTTCATCAAGCGAGCCGAGATTATCAACAACGGTATTTGAGACTGCCTCCTGAGAACCGGGCTCAGGCCGTGAGGTGGATTCAATCATGCGTTAAAGGGAGCAAGACCCTGATACTAACCATAGCAGAAACCCCTGTTATGACGGGCTGGCTATCACCTAGCGCACTTCTTCCTTATCTGTCAATCCATTGAGCCTTCTAGCCTCGGCTCTAAATTGGGCAAGCGTGCTTAATACAAGGTTAATTCCGTCCGCATTACCGGCTGCATGGATGCGATCCTCGCCCCGTGTATCCCGCGCAATAGCGATCATCCACTGCTGCTCTTGAAGCTCCTCAACCAGCTTGCATATCTCGCTAAAAACAAGGTTTTCCCCCGCAAACCCGAACGCGCTTCTCTGTAAGTCTGTCATCATGCGGAAGGTTGTTGGGACATTGGTTTAACACCAATCCGTCCGATAGTAGCATTCTCACTTTGCATCACAGACATCTGAAGACTCTTGATGTAATTCTCTGTTAATTGCTGGAAATTGGGGTCTGATTGCAGTGCCTGCTGTGCCTTGGGATTGCTCTGGATAATCTGCTGGGCCATCTGCAATTTGCTCTTAGCGGCAGGATCGTTCTCCTGATACAACGCCTCATTCCCTAGCATCATCAGGGCGATGTCATTCTGCACATCCTTGAACATCTTCTGTCCGGCATCCTGAGGATCAAGCACCAGTTCCTTTGCCATTTCGGGCGCAAGCCCCTGTATAAGCATCTCGGTAAGGCGATTCCGGTTTAGGACTCCGCCAACGTCCATCTGGGCAATCTGTGTCAGGAATCCGATACGTTGGCCGGTGAACTCCTTGTCCAGATCCTG